CCCGACAATTTATCCCCGGGTCTGTGGGAGAGTCGAAGGGCCAATATGTCGCATCTAGTCCGGTGTTCGAGGTTCCGACGTGAGTGGCACAAAGAAGCATCGCCCGGGCTTCACTGAGAAGGAACTCGTCTCTGCTATCAAGGCCGCCTACTGGCTCGGTGACAGCGACCGTGGAGCCGTTCAGGTGGCGAGGGACCTGGCTGCTCAGATTGATGCTCTGAAGCATTCTCAGCCGGCTCAGGGGACTCTGATAGATCACCAGGAGACTGTCGCCGGGAAGGTCGCATATGTGTCCGCCCAGTTGCAACGTCTGTTGAACGATCTGGGGTTGACTGCCCGGGGTCGACGTGATCTCGGGTTCGCTAACAACGAGAGCGAGGTGAATCCCCTTGACCATCTCAGAGGCTCCGTCGTCCAACTCACTACGGTTCGGTCACCAGACTCCGAGGATCGGGACACCGCCGACTCCGGGCGCTGACACTCTCGGCCAGAGGGCCATCGAACTCTCTGCGATGACGGGTGTCGATCTGTTGCCGTGGCAGCAGCACATCATGAACGTCGGCCTCGAGGTCGGTGCCGACGGCAAGTACATCAGGAACGTCGTCGCCACAATTGTAGCTCGACAGAACGGCAAGACCGACGGGGTGCTCGTGAGGCGCATCCTCGCCGGTCTGTTCCTACTCGGTGATGTCAACATTCTTCATGCCGCACAGGACCGGGCCATCGTCAAAGAGACGTTCGAGCATGTCAGTGTGGCTATCGACTCGTCGCCGTGGCTGAAGCGGGAAGTGAAGCACATCCGTGTCGCCAACGGCCAGGAAGAGATCCGGCTTCGTGACGGCTCCCGGTATCGCATCTTGGCTCCGAAGCAGGATGCCTTCCGTGGCTGGTCGAAGGTCGGGTTGATCATCTTCGATGAGATCAGGGAACAGAAAGACGATTCGCTCTGGTCTGCCGCAAGGTATACCCAGCGGGTCCATGACAATCCACAGATATGGGTAGCGTCGAATGCGGGTGATGCCGACTCGGTGGTGTTGAATGCGATCAGGGACCGTGGCCGCATCGCCGCCGACGACCCAACGTCTGATCCTGGTATCGCCTACTTTGAGTGGTCAGCGCCAGACGGTGCCGCCATCGACGACCCCGAGGCTTGGGCCTATGCCAACCCGTCGCTCGGCTATCTCATCGATGAGGCCCGCATCCTCGAGGAGCTCCGCTCCGACGAGCCGGACAGGTTCCGCACCGAAGCCTTGTGCCAGTGGGTCGAAACGTCCGGCAGGTCTGCGGTCCCTAGGGCTGCATGGATGGCCGCCGGTGCAGACATACCGACACTCAGTCCCGACCCGGACAGGCCCGTGTGGATGGCTGTTGACATCGACCCGGAGAGGGAACGGGCGAGCCTCGTGGCGGTCACGAACATCGACGGGAAGTATGTGGCGGCCCAGGTCGCACAGTGGCGCTCCGACAACGGCACCCCGGTCACCGAGGCGCAGGTCGCCGCCGACGTGCTCAAGTGGGTGGAGCTGTGGAATCCTCGAGCCGTTGGTTACGATCCGTACACTTGCACCGGCATCGCAGAAGCGATAGCGCCTCGGGTGACGGTGGAGAAGATCACGAGTGTCCGTTGGTATACCGCCTGCGGTCAACTGTGGGACACGATCAGTTCCGGCCAGCTCGTGCACGGCAACGATGAAGAGTTCACCGACGACGTGCTCGCCGCCGGACGGCGGGACATCGGCGACGGGATCTGGACGATGAGCAGGCGAGACTCGAAGCGCTCCATCCCGGCTGCGACCGCCCTGGGCCGTGCCTTGCACCTGGCTGTATCGCCGCAGATCGTCCCAGCCGTCCTCTAAGGTTGATTCTTGTCGCACCCTTCGTATAGAATGACATCGATGGGATTCATCAACTGGTTGAACACGTCGGCCCGACCGGAGGTCGCTGCTCACGGTTCCAACATGGAACTGTTGCTGGCGCAGATCGTCGATTGGCAGACCAACGGAAGCCCTCTTTCTGATGCTCTCGGGGTCGCTTCCATCTTCCGTGCCCGTCAGTTGAATGCGGACACGGTCGCTTCTCTTCCGGTGCTCGTCGGCGACTCGCCGGTGCCGGCACCTAACCGGTTCCAATCGTCCCAAGAGTTCATAGCCGAGATCGTCTATGCCTTACAGGACTTCGGCGATGCCTTCCTGCGAGTCACTCCGACCGGCGACGTGTGGGTGTTGGACAACGACAAGATGGTCGTGTCCTGGAATGCTGACCGGAACCGGCGCATCTTCGTCTACGACAATGTCCAGATGAGGGATGCCGGGTCGTTCCCGAACCTCGTCGTTGTGTCCGTCAACCGCAGGTCAGGCGATGCCACGGGTGTCGGATGGATGCAATCCGGTGCCATCCAGGCTGCCGTCGCTGCTCAGAAGTGGGCGCAGGAATACTTCGAGAATAATGCCTCTCCTGTCGGTGTGCTCTCTACTCGGGGGACGTTGACGAAGCAAGAGGCCGAGCTGTTGAAGACCCAGTGGGTGAATGCCCGCACCGTCCGAACCCCAGCCGTCCTATCCGGCGGCATGGCTTGGACCGGCACCTCATTCGATGCCTCCTCGAGCCAGTGGGTCGAGACGAACAATGCCTATGCTTTGGCTGCTGCCACCCTGTCCGGTGTTCCGGCCTCGCTGCTCAACGTGGCACCGTCTGGCACTGTTCAGACGTATCAGAACGTCCAGGACATTTGGCGCATCTACTACCTGTCCACGTTGAAGCCCACCTACCTGACCCGCATCGCTGAAGCCTGGGGACAGGTGCTCGGTGCGACGGTGACGTTCGACGTTGAAGCCTTGCTCATCGCTTCGATGAAGGACCGGGTATGGTCAGCTTCCGAGCTTGTCCGTACCGGCTTCGATCCGGCAGGTTCGCTGGACGAGGTAGGTATGCCACCCATTCCGCATACGGGTGAAGTCCCGGTGACACTCCAAGCTCAGGAGACAACTACATGATTCACCAGTTCAAGGCACAGATCACAGAGTCCTCTGAGGGCCGATTGACCGCACGGATCGCTCCGTTCGGTGAGACTGTCGCATATGGCAGATCTACGGTCGAGTTCGCCGCTGGCAGTATCCACGTCCCAACTACTCCTATCGCATTGACGGTGGATCACTCCGACGGCGCACTCGACCGCATCGGAGTGATGACCCGGTCGTTCGAGACTGACACGGGCATGTTCGCCGAGTTCGACATTGCCGATACAGAGGCGGGCCGGGACGTTCGTACTCTGTTGAAGATGGGGGCGCTCACTGACGTGTCGGTCGGTGTCGAGTTGTCAGAAGATTTCGAGGGCGGGCTGATGTCCGGCACCCTTGACCACGTCTCAGTCGTTTCGGCTGGACGTTTCCCAAGCGCTGAAGTACTCAGCGTCCACGACGTAAAGGAGCCAACTGTGGCTGACGTAGAGACGAAGGAAGAAGCCGTGGCCCCGGTCGTGGCAGAGTTCGACGACACAGAGTTGCGGGCCGGAATGTTCGACCTGGCCGAGCGGGTCGATGCGCTGGCTGTTGAGAAGCCGGTAGCCGAGTTCTCAGCGATGGAGGTTTACGGGGCGATGGTCGGTGAGCGCTTCGGTGTTAAAACCAGCAACCATGCTCTTGCCGACGTGATCGGTGACCTCGGATCGGCTGATGCTTCCGGCATCGTTCCAGACTTCTACTGGGCTGGCGGATTGCAGCACATGACGGATCGGCGCAGGCCGCTGTTCGCAACTGCCGGAGCCGCACCGTTCCCGGCATCGGGCAATGCGCTTGTGCTCCCGATAGTGACTCAGGACACGTTGGTATCGACGTCTGCTGGTGAGAAAGCCGAGGCGAACACAAGGGCGCTTCAGGCCGTGATGGAGTCGTTCGAAGTTGTCTGGTTCAACGGGGCCGTAGACGTTTCACTCGAGATCATCGCCCAGTCTGATCCGTCAGTTCTCGAAGTGATCAGCCGATCGCTGCTCACCCAATATGCAGGTGCATCGGAGACTGATGCTACGTTGGCTGTTGCTGGTGCCGCCACCCATACGGGCGCTGCATTGGACACGACGACGTATGCCGGTCTGGTTGGTGACATTATCACTACGTCCGATCTTGTTGAGGATGCCACCGGGGCACCTGGCGACATCCTCGGTGTGACACCGGCCCAGTGGATAGCTATTTTGTCGCTGATGGACGGCGGCGACAGGCGACAGTTCTCGATGATCAATCCGCAGAATGCTGACGGCACCGGGTCGCTCGTGACTCGTGGTATCGACGTTGGCGGAGTGTTCATCTACCGGGCACCGAAGGCAACGACAGCCCTGCAATACAACACCGATTCGTTTAAGACTGGCGAGAGGAACCCGATGCAGCTCGCTGCTCTAAACGTGCCGAACATGGGCCGTGATGTTGGCATCATCGGCGCAACCGTCTGTGTGACATGGTCCGACGGTATCTACTCCTATGAGGTGTAGACGATGGCAGGACTGACTGAGTGGCAGAAGCACCGGGGCCAAGTCGCCCCGGTGCCCAAGCCGAAGAAGAAGAAGACGGTTAAGAAGAAGAAGGCGGAGTAGCGGCATGACGGCACCGACAATCAGACAGAAGGCCATTGATCTCCTGTGGATCGTCGCTGCCGCCGCTGTCTCCCTCATCGCCATATCGGCATCGTTGGCTGTCGCTGCAAAGTTCCTGGGTGTCGAGGTCAACTCGGTCGTTGAATCTATCGTCGGGGTGTTGGCTGCCGTCGGCGGTGGATTCTTCGGATTGCAAACCGTCCAAACCCGCAAGAAGAGCGGCGACTGATGGCGCAGACTCTCAGATATGCCGACGAGATACTCCAGTCGTTCTCCGACAACATCTCCGGCCTGATATCTGCCGTCGCTCTGCGGGACTCGTTCATATCGAACGTGGACGGCAAAGGACTACTCGAGGCGACGGACAACGTGACGTTGCCGATCACGTCCGGGGTATGGACGGCCATCAATCCGCTGCTCACGAATGCGGTCCATACGGAGACGTTCTGGTCAGTGGACGGCAACAACTTCATGTTCCCGAACCATTCCGGCGGCACAGAGACCATCGTCCCGGCGGGCTACTCGAAGTTCGGACAGTTCATGTCGATCCTCGAACTGACCAAGGACGGCGGCGGTGCCGACAACTATTCAGTTCAGTTCACGAAGAACGGTGTCGGTATGGGCGAGCCAGAGTCGGTGGACTGCCCAGAGGCAGGGGCCGACACGATCACTCGGCTACAGCCTCTGCTCGTTGACGTGTCTATTCCGACTGACCTGTACGGGATGCAGATCATGGGTGTCGGCACG